CTGTCGTACATTGCACCCGCATGGGGAACTGGGCCCCCCTCTCGATGAAGGGCCGAAAGCCGATCCCCGCCGAGACGCGCCGGGCCAGGGGTGAGGCGGCTCGTGCGCTCCCGGTCGTGATCGGCGGACGCACCGCGCCCCGGATGCCGAGGGGTCTCGACTACCGCATGAAGGTCGCCTGGAACACCATCGTGCGAGACCTCACCAGCGCCGACGCGATCGACCGCGCGGACGCCGGGGTCCTGGAGGCAGCCGCCGTCGCCTGGGCCCGAGCTAGGGAGGCACGTGTCCACGTCAACCGCGAGGGGCTCGTCGAGGGGTCATCCCAGGGCCGCGTGGAGAACCGCTACCTGGCCATCGAGCGGGCGAGCTGGAAGGAGTTCCGGGCCCTCGCCGAGAGCCTGCCGCTCTCACCGTGGGGTCGGGCCCGGCTGGGGATGAAGACGCAGGCCCCGGCCGACCAGGTGGAGCGCGAGATCGGCCTCCCGCCCCGGCTCCGCGTAGTCCACGATGAGTGAGCCGTGGTCCCAGCCTCGCTCACAGGTGGGCCCCACTTCACCGACTACTGTGAGCGGTACATCCGCCACACGAAGGGTCGGTGGGCCGGGAGGCCCCTCGTCTTCGAGTCCTGGCAGCGCGAGTTCTGGTACGAGGCCCTCGAGTTCGATCCGGCCACCGGACTCCGCATCTACCAGGAGGTCGGCCTCGGGCTTCCCCGCAAGAACACGAAGTCTACGATGGCCTCGGCCGCCGGCATCTACATGCTCGACGCCGACGGGGAGCCGGAGCCCGAGGTCCTGGTGGCGGCTGCCGCGAGGAATCAGGCCGGCATCGTCATGGGCCAGTCCATCCGCATGGTCCGCGCGAGTCCGCTCCTGCTCGACCGCCTCCAGCCCCGAGCGCACACGATCATCAGCCCCCGCAACGGCGGCGTCATGCGCCACCTCGCGGCCGACGCCCCGCTCCAGCACGGCCTCAACCCCAGCGCGAACATCATCGACGAGCTACACGCTCACAAGTCAGGTGAACTCTTCACGGCGCTCACGACCGCGACAGGGGCCCGGGAGCAGCCCTTCACCCTGTGGATCACGACGGCCGGCGTGGCCGGTCACGGCATCCTCGGTGACCTCTACGGCACGATGGCGAACGGCCCTGGAGTCCTCGAGGAGGACGGGTCGCTGCGGGTCTACCGCGACCGAGCCAACGGCGTCCTCATCTACTGGTACGGGGCGCCGGCTGGTGCCGACATCGAGGACCCCGCCGTCTGGATGGCCTGCAACCCGATCAGCTGGCTTCACGACGGAAAGCACCTTGGCGCGCAGTTCGCTAATCTCAAGGCTCGCGGTGCCCTCGACGCGTGGCGACGCTACCACCTCAATCAGTTCGTCGGTATCGAGGAGGGCTGGCTCGAGCCCGGCGTCTTCGCGAGGGGCCGACAGGACGTTCCGCTCAGCGCTGCGCTCCCCGTTGGGGTCGGTATCGACCGCTCGCCCACCGGAGATGTCGCGGCCATCGTCGTGGCGCAGAAGCAGGGCGACCGTGTCGTGGTGAGGTCCCAGCTCTTTCCTGCCGCACCCGTCACCGGCCTGGCGAGCAGCGAGGCGATGAGGCTCCGGCTGCGCGACCTCCGGGGCGCGTATCCCCTCCCCCAGGTGCGCGACGCGGGCAATCACCGCCCGATCCCCGGCCCAGCCTTCGCGTTCGACCGCTACGCCTTCAGCGAGTCGGCCGAGATGCTAGAACAGGACGGACTCAACATGGTGGACTTTCCGATGACCGGTGCGATAGCTCCGGCCTCCATGACGACGTATGAGCTCATCACGACCGGCCGTCTCCTTCACGACGGCGATCCGGTGCTGACGCAGCACGTCGAGAACACGACAGCGATCCTGACCGAGCGCGGGATGCGCGTGGCGCGGCCTCGAGCCGGGAGCATCGTGAACGTGGCCTGCATCGCGCTGGTCCGCGCGGTGGCGATGGCGATGCAGGAGGCACCGAAGCCGGCCGGTCCGGCGCTACCGCAGGCGGTGGGGTTCTGATGACACTCTCACTCGCCACCCCGGCCGCCCTCTACTCTCCGGCCTGGTGGGTCAAGCGACTCCTGCTGCGGCTCAAGACACGCCAGGAGAGCTGCCGGGAGTACCACTCGTTCTACGAGGGGACCCAGCCGCTCGCCTTCGCCTCCGTCAAGTTCGCTGAGATATTCGGCCAGCGCTACCGGCGGCTGCCGGCCAACTTCATGCCGCTCGTCGTGGACGCCGAGCGGGAGCGGCTGGGCGTCCAGGGGTTCCGCTTCGGGACGAAGAGCGAGGCCGACAAGAGCATCTGGAAGATCTGGCAGGACAATCAGCTCGACGCTGAGAGTCAGATCGCGCACGAGATCGCGCTCACGAAGGGCGTGGCCTACACGCTCGTTGCCCCGACCGCCCAGGGACCCCTCATCACCATCGAGGACCCAACGGAGACCATCCTCGAGACGGCACCCGGTAACCGACGCCTCCGGCTCGCGGCCCTCAAGGTCTGGGTCGACGACGACGGGTATCTCCGCGCCTACCTCTACCTTCCGAACGAGATATACAAGTACCGCTCGCAGCGGCGCCGGACGGACACGGCCGAGCTGTCGTACGAGGGGACAACCTGGGAGCCGTACACTGAGGAGGAGGGTGAGGACTGGCCGGCGCGCAACGCGCTCGGCGTCGTCCCGGTCGTCCCGCTCCTGAACCGCCCGCAGCGGGACGGGACGGGGCGCTCGGAGATTGCCCCGGTCATGGGCAATCAGAACGCGATCAACAAGCTCCGGTTCGACGCTCTTGTCGCCAGCGAGTACGTCGCCTTCCCGCAGCGCTGGGCGACGAACATCGACGTCCCCGTCGACCCCGACACGGGCAAGCCTATCCCGCCCTTCAAGCCCGGGGTCGACAACCTCTGGACCCTGCGGCGACCGACCCCGGCCGAGGCGCAGGAGTACGGTGACAAGATCCCGGTCCCGACGCTGGGACAGTTCCCGGCCTCTGACCTGCGGCCGTACATTGACATGATCCGCGAGGAGGTCGGGCAGATGGCCTCGATCAGCCGGACGCCCTATCACTACCTCCTCGGCGAGCCGACGAGCGTGCCGCCGTCGGGTGAGTCCCTCAAGAGCAGCGAGGCCCCGCTCGTCAAGAAGGTCGGCGCCCAGGCGGTCCACTTCGGCGAGGGCTGGGAGGAGACGATGCGCGTCGCCCTGCTCGCGGCTGGCCAGACGAGCAAGGCGCGGACCGACGGTGAGACGATATGGGCGGACCCGGAGACACGCAACGAGGCGGCGCGCACCGACTCGATCCTCAAGCAGTACGCTGCGGGCCTGCTACCGGATGAGTTCGCGCTCGAGGAGCTGGGCTACAGCCAGCAGCAGATCGCCCGGATCAAGGAGCTGCGGGCGAGCCCCGCTCCGGTCAGTGAGCCACCGGCCCCGGATACGAGCGGGACTCCGGACGAGAGGATGGAGGTGACAGGTGGCAGTCTCCAATCGCCCATGGGGTGACATCACGGAGGCCGACTACACGCCGGAGCAGTTCTGTCGCGCGGCCCTCATCGACCTGAACCCACCCGGTGAGGCCAAGACGAAGGGACGATGCAAGCTGCCGGTGAAGGAACCGAACGGCGACCTCAACCGGAACGGCGTTCATGCTGCGGCGGCCGTCCTGGCCGGGGCTCGCGGGGGTGTCGATGCACCACCGGAGATGAAGCGAGCCGCGGCTCGCCGGGTCATGGCCTACTACCGGGAACTTGACGAGGAACCCCCGCCGTCCATCGTACGAATAGTGGGATAGCAAGGGAGTACAATCGTGACCGACACGACCCCCGCGGGCGCGACGCCCGCCGCGGCCGGTGCGACACCGGCCCAGACGCCCCCGACCGATCCGGCTCCGCCCGCGACGGGCGCACCGCCGACACCGCCGGCCGACGACACGCTCGGTGACGCGGGTAAGCGAGCCCTCGATGCCGAGCGCGACGCTCGCCGTGAGGCTGAGAAGCGCGCGAAGGCAGCTGAGGTCGAGCTCAAGAAGCTCCAGGATGCCGGACTCTCTGATCAGGAACGGAAGGATGCCCGTCTCGCCGAACTCGAGCGGGAGATCGCGACCGAGCGCCTCCTCCGCCAGGAGGCCACCCTGCGGGCCGAGACCTACTCGACTGCGCAGCGGCTCGGCTTCAGGGCTCCTGAGATCGCCTACCGACTCCTCTCCCCCTCTGAGGTGGTCTACGCCGAGGACGGGACACCCAAGAATGTTCAGGCCCTGCTCCAGACGGTCATCAAGGACCACCCCTACCTGGCAAGCGGAACGACCGACTACGGTGGCGGACCGCGAGGAACACCACCGACCGCTGTCTCCAGCATGAACGCGGCCATCCGCAAGGCGGCGGGCCGTTCCTAACGCTCAGCACGAGGAACAGACATGACGGTCTACAGCAGCCTCACCGACCGCTCGGACGCGGGCGCGCTCATCCCCGAAGAGGTGTCGCGCGAGATCATCCAGGGTCTACCGATCGCCTCGGTGTCCCTGTCATCCTTCCGCCGGGTCACGATGGCCCGAGGCCAGCAGCGTCAGCCCGTGCTGTCGGCCCTGCCGACGGCATACTGGGTGGACGGCTCCAGTGACACCGGGCTAAAGCAGACCGCGGAGCAGAACTGGGGCAATCAGTACCTCGATGCCCGTGAGCTGGCCGTCATCGTCCCCGTCCCTACGGCGGTCCTCGATGACGTCGACTACGACATCTGGGGTGAGGTGCGGCCGCGGCTCGTCGAGGCGTTCGGCGCCAAGATCGACTCCGCCACCCTGTTTGGCGTCGACGCACCGGCCGGATGGCCGGACAGCATCGTCGAGCAGGCCGTCGCCAAGGGCAACTCCGTCCTGGAGGGCGTCACGCTCGACAGCCAGGGGAACAACGACTTCGGGGTGGACGTCTCCGGGGCGATGGCGAAGGTCGAGGAAGACGGCTTCGACGTGACCGGCTTCTGGGCTCGCCGCAAGGTCCGCTCGCGGCTCCGGGGCCTCCGGGACGTGAACGGCGTTCCCATCTACCAGGCCCTCGCGGCAGGTTCGCCGGCGACGCTCTACGGCGAGCCGCTCTCCTTCGTGAGCAACGACCCGTGGGTCAACAACTACGAGATCATCGCTGGCGATCCCCGCTACGCGATCCTCGGCCTGCGCCAGGACATGACCTTCCGCATCTTCACCGAGGGCGTCATCTCCGATGACTCGGGGAACGTCGTCCTCAACCTCATGCAGCAGGACGCGGTCGCGATGCGCGCCGTCATGCGTGTCGCCTTCCAGGTGGCCAACCCGATCAACCGCGAGAACACGAGCGCCGCCACGCGGTTCCCGTTCGCGGTCGTGATCAACGCCGGGTCCTAGTAGTGATCACCGTCGGAGAGGTCCGAGCGCGGGGTGTCACGCTTCCCGAGGACGCCGACGCCGCCCAGGCGATCGTCGACGAACAGGAGGCGTGGCTCGCCCGGAAGATCGGACCTCTCGACGGTGAGCGCACCGAGACGTTCTACGTCGGCGTCAGCCGGACGTGGGGCAAGCTCGCTCTCACTCGTTACACGGACGCGGTGGCCGTGGTCGATGGAACATCCACCATCGACCCCACCGCCCTGGCCATGGTGGATCGCGGCTCGGCTGTCACCCGTGTCTATCCGGCTCAGTGGTGGACCGGCCCGTATGTCAGCGTCACCTACACCCCGAACGACGAAGAGGAGGTGCGGCGGGTGCTCTACGAGCTGGTCTCCCTGGCCGCGCAGCCCGTCGGTGCCCTGGAGTCCGAGACCATCGGGAGCTACTCGTACAGTCGCGGTGGGGGGGCGGTAGCGACTCCGGCCTCACGTGCGGCCCTAGCGAGTTCCCTCCTACCCACCCGCGACCAGGCCCTGACCCTGAAGGCGGTGTCGCGGCGGGTGATGCCGTACGACCCCGTGATCAACCGGGCTGAGCCAGAGTCGTGAGCTTCGATAGCCTCCTCAGGCATACGGTGACCATCGTGCGCTCGTTCGATGACGGCACGGAGGATGAGTACGGCCAGCCCGAGACGAGCCAGGTGGTAGTCGCCACGGTGCGCGCCGCGATCCAACCGCGGGCAGACCGTGAGGCGACGCTGACGACGCAGGCGGGTGTGGTCGTGGCTGACCACCTCATCTACCTGCGGCCTACCGATGTCACGACCGCGGACTACGTGGTCCATGATCCGGCGACGTGTGACGCGCCTGATGACCTGGCGTACGAACGGTACGAGATCGTGGGCACACCGAACGCGGCGGGGATCGGGCACCACCTGGAACTCGACGCTCGGCTCATCTCCTCTCCGGTCCTTGACCTAGGGTCATGATGCTCGACGCTCTCGCCTATGAGCCGCACTTCCTCGACCACCTAGCGCCCGTCTGGACGGCGCTGGATCAGCCTGGCCGCTTCCTCGTGCCGCCGGAGCTGCTATCGCGCGCCGTGGGCTACGGCGTGGCCGCCGAGCCGCTCCGGGTGGACATGCGCCGCCCTGCCGCCGGAGACCCTGCCAGGTGCGCCCTGGTGGCCTCCTACGGCGACATGAAGAAGGCCCGACGTCTGGGCTACGGGTCGTTCGCGTTCCTCGAGCACGGCATCGGCCAGGCATACCTCGGAGAGTCGCGCTCATCGGCGAATGGCCACCCGTCCTACGCGGGAGGGATCGACAGAGGTGACGTGGGGCTGTTCCTGGTACCGAACACGTACTGTGCCGAGCTGTGGCAGCGTGCCTACCCCGGGGCCACGGTGGCCGTGGTGGGGTCGCCGAAACTCGACACCCTGCCACGTCGAGAGTACGGGCCCGGGCCCGTGGTGGCGGTCAGCTTCCACTGGAACTGCCCCATCGCGCCGGAGACGCGGGCCTCCTGGTCTCACTTCCTCCCGGTACTCCCTGAGCTGGCACGCCATCATCGCGTGATCGGTCATGGGCACCCGCGTATCCTGCCGCAGCTCGAGCGGTTCTACCGGCGCATGGGCATCGAGGTGGTCCCTGACTTCACCGACGTGTGCCGCCGTGCCGACCTCTACGTGTGCGACAACAGCTCCACGCTCTATGAGTTCGCGAGCACAGGTCGCCCCGTGGTCGTGCTCAACGCCCCGTGGTATCGGCGACATGTCGATCACGGGCTTCGGTTCTGGGAGGCCGCGACCGTAGGTGTCCAGGTGGATGAGCCCGGCGACCTCCTCGACGGGGTGGAGCGGGCCCTTGCTGATCCGGTCACGCAGAAGGCCGCGCGCCACGATGCACTGTATCGCGTCTACTCCCCGCGCGGCGTCCTCCCCTCAGCCGTCGACCGGACAGTAGCGGCCATCACCGAGTGGCTGGGCTCAAGCGCAACGGCAGCGGCATGATCGTCTTGACTTTGGGCACGTTCGACCTGCTCCATGAGGGACACCTCGAACTCCTCAGCGCCTGCCACGACCTAGCCGGACCCCCGCCCGGTCGGGTCGTGGTCGGGCTCAACCGTGACGCCTTCGTCGAACGCTACAAGGGCCGCCTGCCGGTCCAGCCCTACGGACTCCGGGCAGCATCGCTGCGCCAGTCCGTGTACGTCGACCTCGTCGTGTGCAATCTCGGTGACGAGAACTCGGGCCTGGCCATCGACGTCGTCCGCCCGGACGTGCTCGCCATCGGGGACGACTGGCTCGACGCCGACGCTTACGATCCCGAGGCGCGGTACCTGGCGCAGCTCGGGATCACGCACGGCTGGCTGACCGAGCGGCGGTTGCACGTCGAGTACATCCCCCGGACCATGGGTCAGTCGACGACGCGACTGCGCGCGGAGATCGGGGCATGAGCATCGCCCTTCTGGTCCCGAGTCGGGGGCGGCCGGAGCGGGCCCGGGATATGGTCGTCTCGGTCCACGACACTCGCGTAGGGGCTGTACGGGTCATCGTCATCGTGGACGAGGACGACCCGACGCTGACGCAGTACGAACGGCTCCAGCCCGTCGTCATTCCGGCCGGCCTTCACTTCACCGGTGCCCTGAATCGCGTGGCTCGCGAGGTCTGGGACGAGTTCGACGTCCTCGGTGCCTTCGGTGACGACGTGCTCTTCAGAACCCCGGGCTGGGACCTGACTGTGGCTGAAACACTGGCGACGCCCGGGATCGCCTACGGTGATGATCTCATTCACGGAGTCAAGCACCCGTCGGCCGTCTTCATGTCGTCTGTCATCGCGCGGGCCCTGGGCTGGCTCGCCCTGCCAGCGACGTCACACCAGTGGGCTGACGATGGCTGGAAGCGGCTCGGTCAGGCGACCGGCCTCCTGCGCTACATGCCGAGCGTGATCGTGGAGCACATGCATCCCGCGGTCGGGAAGGCCGAGATGGACGACGGCTATCGGGCGGTGTTCGAGTCGAACCGCGCGGAGGCCGACTATGAGGGCTTCATGGGCTGGCTTCAGGACGGTAGCCTAGAGGCTGACGCGGAGCGGGTGAGGGCGGTCCGGTGAGGGCCTACTGGGCGAGGGCCGGTAACAACTTCGGTGACGTCCTCACACCGCTACTGTTCGAGTCCGTCGGCCGGATCAGGCTGGAGTGGGTCGAACGAGAGGAGGCTGAGCTGTTCGCCATCGGCTCCATAGCGGAGCTGATCCCCCGCGGATACACGGGGCTCGTGGTCGGGACCGGCTGCATGTTCTCTGACCCGATCGAACTCGACCACGCCGACGTCCGCGCTCTCCGTGGCGTGATGACGTCGCGCCTGGCTGGCCTACACCCGCCGCTCCTGGCTGACCTGGGCCTCCTCGCGCCGGACCTCCTGCCAGCCCCCCCGCGCCGCCGAGACCTGCCGATCGGCACTGTCCGCGCGGGCGGCGACCCGCGTCCGCCGATGGGCGTGACGCTCGACCCGGCTGGTGACCCTCTGGAGATGATCGCCACCGCCGCGCGCTGCGAGCGCATCGTGAGCAGCAGTCTCCACGGGCTGATCCTGGCCGACGCGCTCGGTATCCCGAACATGTGGGACCCCTTCTCGACGGCTCCTCCCTTCAAGTTTCGCGACTACGCCTCGGCCTACGGCGAGAGCATCGAGCCCTACCGATGGCGGGTCGCGGATCAGGTCCAGGTCGAGACGAAGCAATGGGCGCTGCGGGGCATCCTCGCCTCATTGTCGGCCGGGGTACCAGCATGAGGGCCGTTCTCCTGGCCCCGCGCCGCGTCGACAAGGGCCACCGTGACGTCCTCTGGGCCTGGTGCAAGGCGCGCTGGGAGGCGCGGATGCCCGACGTGCGGGTGTACGAGGGCCATCACGATGACGGGCCCTTCAACCGTTCGGCCGCCGTGAACGAGGCGGCCCGTCTTGCCGACCGGGACGGATCATGGGACGTCGGTGTCGTTATCGACGCGGATGTGTTCCTGCCCATCAGCCACGTCCGTCAGGCGATCGCTGGCGCCGCGGGCGGGGTGGTGACCTGGGCGCACCGGCGCTGGCGCGGGATCGCCGAGGAGGACACGAAGCGCCTCATCCGTGACCCGGACGACTTCGGTGACGAGCCGGGCTCGCAACGGGACATGGACCTCATCGTGGACAAGACGACCCCGGTCTCCTGGTCCTGCTGCGTGGCGGTCCCCCGGACTACGTTCGACGACATGGGCGGGTTCGACGAGCGGTTTCGGGGCTGGGGCTTCGAAGACGGCGCCTGGTCGGCGCTCGTGCGCGGACTGTACCGGTGGGATCGCATCGAGGGTGACGTCTACCACTGGTGGCACCCGCGCTCCGGCGAACGGATCGTCCAGGGGCTGCCCGGGACGACCGCCCGGCCCGAGTACATCCGCAACGCCCTGCTCGGCCGCCGCTACATGATCGCCTGCATTCGTGACCACGCGGTCGGCGACCAGCCGGGAGAACACCGCCTCTCGCCTGAGATGGTGATGGTCCACGTGGCCAACCTCACTCGGGATGACCGGCGGTTCCTCGCGATGGCTCGCTCCCGGGGTATGCCCGAGGCTAACTGGGCCGACTGGTGGCCCACGCTCGAGGAGCTGCGCGACGGGGCACGAGCCGCCTCCAGAGGCAGCACCGTGTCCCCGAGGCCGACGGTCACCCTGATCGTGCATACCGACGGTCGCCGAGAGTACATCTCACGGTCCGTCCCCTCACTCCTGGAGCAGCTGAATGGACCGGTCATCAAGCGTGTCATCTATGATGACTCTGGCGACCCGGCCTACAAGGCGTGGCTCGCTGAGACGTTCCCGATCTTCAACGTCGTGGGGCCCGCGCGGCGCCTCGGCTATACCGGCTCCATGCGGGCGATGTGGTCGTACCTTGACCGGCGCTGCCAGAGTGACTACGTCTTCCAGGCCGAGGACGACTTCCTCTACGACGAGCCGATCGACCTGGAACCGATGATCCAGACGCTGGCTCAGAATCCGTACCTGCGACAGCTGGCGCTCCTGCGGGACGCCTACTACCCACGCGAGCTAGAGGCTGGCGGCATCATCGCTGAGCACCCCGAGGCGTACGAGCACGTCCACGCGAACGGCCACAGCCGCGTCGAGCACCGGCTCTACTTCACAGCCAACCCGAGCCTGTTCCGCCGCTCGCTGTGCAGGACGCCCTGGCCCTCCGCGCCCTCATCGGAGCGGGTCTATACTGACCTCCTCAACCGCGATCCCAATAGCCGCTTCGCCTACTGGGGTGACGGCACGCCGGTCATCCGGCACATCGGCGCCGAACGTATCGGCACAGGCTACTAGGAGGACATCGTGGCCAACGACTACGACGTACGAGCGCGCAACGTGGGGGTGGATGCAATCACGGCTCAGATTACGCGTATTGCGCTGCACTCCGGTGATCCGGGCGCAGCCGATGCGGCGGACAATGAGCTGTCGGGTGGATCGCCCGCCTACGCCCGGAAGGCCGTCACTTGGGCAGCCGCAACGGGCGGATCAGCAGATGAGACCACTTCACCAGTCTTCGACGTGGAGGGTGGCGACACCGTCTCATGGATCAGTGGCTGGAACACCGCCGGGACCCAGCGGTACTTCAAGAAGGACGTCACTGATGAGGTCTTCGGCGCCCAGGGCACCTACACGCTGACGGACCTCGACCTCGACCTCAACGACGCGTAGCCCGGGAGGGAGGTAGCCTCCCGTGGCTATCAGCCTACATACCTCGGGCTCCTGGGCCTACGCTGCGTCCGGGAGCGTCACGCCGACGCTCCCGACGCACTCGACGGGCGACATGCTCATCGTTCGCGTCGCGGCTAAGAGTTCGAACATCGCCTCGCTCGACATCACCTGCGCCACCTCCGGCTGGGCCCGGATCGGCCAGTTCCGCGACGGAACGACGAACAGCGGCAACGGCACCGGCTCCGTCCAGGTCGCATCGTTCTGGAAGATCGCCGCTTCGGCGTCGGAGACCGACCCGACCGTCGACTTCAGCCAGACCGTCACACAGGTCGGCCACGAGGCGCGGTCCTACCAGAAGGCCGCCGGTGAGACGTGGAGCACGCCGGTCGGGGATGGCGGCCCAGACACCACCGTCGACGCCTCGAAGTCCATGACCATCGCCTCGCACGTCAGCGTGACGGCGGGCGACCTGGTCGACTTCTTCATGGGCATCCGTGACGACACGACGATGACCGTGCCGACGATCACCCAGGCGGGTGTCACCTTCGCTGCCGTGGTTGAGTCGCCTGATGCCGCGGGCATCGACACGGGCGGAGCGGACGGCGCCTACGACGGCGGTTACCGCATCGCCAGCTCGGGCACGTCGTCTGCGGCCGCCGTCATCACCGGCACCCTGTCCACGAGCGAGACCGGTTCCGGCTGGATGACCCGCCTCCGGGTCTTCACACCTGAGACGCACTCCGGGTCCGCGGTCCTCACGGGCGGTGGCATCGTCACGCGCACGAGTCAGAAGAACGGCCTGCGGACACAGGTCCTAACCGGCGGCGGCGTCGTCACCTCGACGCGGATCAAGCAGGCCACGGCCATCCCGATCATCACCGGTGGTGGGGTGGTGACTCGCACGAGCGTGACGAACCGCAACGTGGCCCCGGTCACCACGGGTGGCGGTGCCGTCACCCCGGCTCAGACGACGGCCCGCGCTGCATCCCAGACCACGACCGGCGGGGGCGTGGTCTCCTACACCTACTCCGTCTTCGAGGGTGGCGAAGCGCACTCTGGCTCCGCCATCATCACGGGGGGCGGCGTCGTCACTCGAACGAGTGTCAAGGCGGCCGCTGCGGTCCTCGTCGGAACCGGCGCGGGGGTCGTCACCTCGTCGCGCGTCAAGGGCGCCCAGACAGCACCGATCATCACCGGCTCTGGTGTGGCCACGAGCGCGGCGGCTTCCACCCGGCTCGCATCTGTGATCGGCACGGGAGCCGGCGTCGTCAGCCTCTCGATCGCGAGCGCCCGTTTGGCCGCCGCGCTGCTCTCGGGCGGCGGGGTGCTGACGTCCATCCAGACGACGGCCCGCGCGGCTTCCGTGGTCGGGACCGGCGGCGGCGTGGTGACATCGACGGGCGGGCAGGTCGAGTCCCACGACGGCAGTGCGATCGTCACGGGCGCTGGGACGGTGACCGCGACCGGCACCTCGGCTCGGCGTGTCTCCGTCACGCTCAGCGGGGCTGGAGCGGCCATCGCGGTCGGGCAGGGTGGTCGCGCGGCGCTAGTCATGATCACCGGCGCCGGCATCGCCGCGGTCTCGTGGACCGGGGCTCACAGGGGCTCGGCCGTCCTGGCCGGCGGCGGCGTGGTGACGGTCGCGGGCAGCAGCAGCGAGGCGCTCGAGCCGGACCGGAATACTCTAGTAGCGACCGTATCACTCCTCGGCGGCCTAACATCATCCGTTAGGCTTCTCGATGAGCTGCAAGCAGAGGTGACGATCCCATGAGCGTGCTAGAGCTCTACCGAGGCGATGACCGGACAGCGGCCGTCGCCATCACGGACCTTGCGGGAGTGCCGCTTGACCTCACGGGCACGGCGCTCCAGTTCACGGTCAAGCGCCGCGTCGCGGACCCGGATGACGACGCGGTCATCGTCAAGACCATCGGCGCTGGTATCACGATCACGGATGAGGCGGCCGGCGAGGCAGAGGTCGCGTTCGATGCGGCGGATACCGATACCCTACCCACGGGTCCCCACTATCGGTGGGACATCCAGGTCATCGACGACACGGGCAAGGTGCGCACGGTGGCCGCCGGACGGTTCGTGATCCGGGCGGACATCACGCGCACGGTCCCCGGTTCCTAGAGGGGTACACTGGAGACATGGCGCGCCGCGTCGGAGCCCGGACCGTCCTGAACCGCAAGTGCCTGTCGGCCATCTCCGAGGGCATGGCGGACGGCCTCGAGTCGGTGGGCGCCACGGCCATCGAGAACACCACGCCGCCGGACGCCGAACCCTTCGGTGAGGGGCTCGTGACGACCGGTGACTGGGGACTCTGGCTGGGCACGAAGAAGGTGGGCGGCACGGCGACGAAGCCGCGAAGCGTCAAGCTCGGAACGACCGGGCTGACGCTCATCGCGGGCTACGGCTTCCCC